TCGGCGACATCGGGATCGGATTCCATGAGGCCATGGCTCATCAACTCAGAAACCGCATCGACACCCGAGCGCGCGAAGTTGGAAACGTGATTGCCGCCGTAATAGGCCACGAACGGTTCCACCGGGGAATGCTTCTCGAGCGCCGTCAACCCGCCAAGACAGAACAGCGCCAGAGAAGACGCCGTTACGCGCGGGACGCGGATCGTATCGAGCCGCCACGTCAGCGCGAGCAACGGGACGAATGCGATCGCGCTCAGGGCGACGATCCAGCGGAGCGCCGGAAAAATCGTGAACAGGAAAGTGACGGTGTCGGTGTCGATGATCATCAGGTCCACGAAATTCGCCGTCATCATCAGCACCTGGTATTTGAGCTGCGACAACAGGACCAGCACCGTCATCATGAGGAGCGAGAGCATTCCGGCGGCCGCAGGACGTCGCAGGAGTACGAGCCAGAGGAAATTCAACAGGCCCCAGGCGAGCAGGAACGCCGCCATGGCCGTGAGCGTGCTCTCGGTCGAGCCCATGATGGTGAAGGCGACGAGATGTGGGATGAGAACCGATTTGTGACGCCAAGGTCGGTAGCGGTAGAAAAGTGCCGCGCCACCGATCTTTTGGCCGAAGGACAAGAGGGCGCTACGCATAGCCGGCGCGCTCGTGCCCGGCCATGATCCTACTCAGCCCCCGGCGCACGACGCCGCTGTCATAAAACTGTAATTATTCCGTCACATCAAGAGCGAGAGCCCCATTCAACCATGTTTTTCGTCATGCCCGATTCGGCCGGCCGCCTGCGCTTTCGGCTGCGAGGGGATCGTTCGATGCGATCGCAACCGTGCTGCCAATCGCGCGGACTTGTCCGTTTGCGCATCATGAAGGGGGCGTGTGCCCCCGCTGACGACCAAACTCGGGACGCGCGCCGCGCTGGCAGCCACCGCCAGCATGGCGGCGATAGGGTCAGTCGCGCCAGAGGTTCTTGAAGCGCGTGGGCGACAGCTCGGGCGCGGAAGCGAGGAGCACATAGCTAAATAGACGCGCGACGTGCCGAGAACCATGACGTTCGGCCGGACGTTAGTGAGGCGAACCTCAGCGGAGCGCATTTCAGCGAGCCGAACCTCTGAGGGGCTTCGGGGAAGCCAACCTTAGAGCGGCGAACCCCAACGGGGCGGACGATAGGGTCAGCGCGACGAACCCCAACGGGTCGGACCTTAGGGTCAGGAAGGCGAACCTCAACCGGGCGAACCTCAAAGGGGTGGATCCGCGACATCATCGACACCTTACCCCCAAGGCGGTACTGATCCTCGGTCGCTTCACGGATGAGCACAAGTAATCCTCAACGCGATACGCGAGGGTCTGCGTTATCGTCCTCGGCCGCGGATCACATTTGTCGCGCGAACAGCCCACCAAATTGCACTATTAAGGGCAAGTTGTCGTCGGAATTGCTCAAGAAAGCGCTGGCATCCAAGCCGTCAGCCTTTTGGCCGGACTTGATGGCAGCCCGCTGCGCCAGCCGAGGCCCCGCCTGGCCTGACCCTACACTTACACGCAAGCCCCGGGGATCAGGACGCCCGCCGCAGTACAGCGGTCACTTGCACTGGCGTCCAAACCCCACCGCGAGCCGTCGCAACGCCGTGAGCGTTGAGCGTATCGGCGGTAGTGAAGCGTAAATCACGAGCTGCGACGCAGCAACGCTCTAACCTGTACCGGCGTCCATTGTCCGCCGCGCGCGGTCGGCACGCCGCGGGCCTCGAGCGCCCTTGCGATCGCTCTGAGGGATTGAGCCCCGCTTTGCTGAACGTCTCGGACTAATGGAAGCACTTGCTTGGCAAACGCGTCAGCGTTGCGCTTAATCGAAGCGACGGCTGACGCTGAAGCCTTAGCAAGCTCCGGATTGCCGAGCTTGGTGCCCCGACGCTTCGCAGCCGCTAGTGCCGCTTTGGTGCGCTCACTGACGAGGCCAGCCTCTAGCTCGGCGACGGCCACCATTTGCGTCAGGAAAAAGCGCCCCATCGCGCCTGGCGGCACCTGCGGCAGGTCGGCAAAGACGACCTCCACGTTGCCGTCGAGCAGCGTCAAAAGAAATCGCGTGTCCCGCGTCAACCGACTCAGCGTCGCGACGATGAGCTTGGTGCCCTTGTGCCGTTTGCAATACGCGAGCGCCTTCGCAAGCTCTGGCCTGTCGCCACGTCGCCCGCTCTCGACCTCCGTAAATGAAGCAGTGAGCTGCCAACGGCCGCCGTCGAGGAAATCCTGCACTTTGCGTCTTTGAGCGCCGAGGCCGAGCCCAGAGACGCCCTGCCTGCCGGTGCTGACGCGATAATACGCGGCATAACGGCCTTGGTGCGGTGTCATCGCAGGCCTCGCGAGAAGAATATTTCAAGCTCGTCAATGTCCGTTTACTATCCTATCGGTCGTTTGGCATCTTTACAAGAGCGGTGGCCGCGTAGGCACGTGGCGGGGCATTGCCCCCGGTTCGGGCCGGGATAGCACGCGCGGGCGGCCGAAAACGGCGGCTTCGTGCGCTTTGACGGACAAAATGGTAGGGTTAGTGACGGCGCGGGGCCGGGCTGCGCAGCCCGTCGCCGGACAACGTTACCGCCGTCCGGCTTGCCCCGCGTCGACCTCGTTAGGCGGTGAGGGCGGTGGTCAGTGGCTTCCAAGCGTCAACGTCGCTCCAATTTGGGGCCGGAAACAAATCCCTTCGCGCCCCCATCAAATCTCTTCCCAACTCCGTATTGGAAGGGCCACAGCCGCAAAGAGGATGAACAGCTCGCTGAGCAACTGTTCTTTGGAACAACGGTTCGGGGTAAGAGCGGCAGAGCCCAAAAAGAATATTTGAAGAAGGATAGCGTGGATGAACGTTCAGCTAGAGAAGCGTTAGTCAGACTGCTTTCACGCGATGATTGCGTTGACACAAAGGTCCTCCTTTGCGACGCCCTAAGGAGTACCGGCAAAGGCGAGCGGAGGCTTGTCTTTCAATCTCGAAACAAGGGAAAACGCCCAGATCTATCCTCCGATTTTTCAGTCGCTTTTCACGTCCGACGGCTTGGGAACGAGGGAGTGAAAGTAGAAGCAGCTGTACACGATGCGATGCAGAAATTCGGGTTGTCCCGAAAGGCTGTCTTTGAATGTATTAAACGCGTCAAGAAAAGATACCGGGACTTAGGGGTGTGACAGGGGGCGACACCAAGCTCAAGCAGGGCTGAAATGCGTTTGTGTCGTTTAATCGCGCATTATAGGTGACCGCTTTATATAAGCGCCTTCATCGAATCAGTTCGGCGAACGATCTAAAACAGTTGTGCGGATGCAAACCCGCGGAGCCGAACTTATGATCGTTACAAATAAGCGGCGTCGGATTTCGTTGTCAGCCGGTGCTCGCAAGACCAATCTTACACCACAGGGCCTACTGAAAATCCTGCGGCGCACGGTAGCGCTATAAGGGACGATGGTCGCTGGTATGCCGACCCGGCCATCATCAATCAAATCGCGGCGGCCCGGCGAGTGCTTGGTATCGACCGGACTAAGCGCGCAAGCACCGCAGACGCGTTTTCGGAGACCTCCGCATGACCGAATCAGAAAGCCCCGGCGCTATGGCGGCGCTCGACGCTTCCGTAGCTGACCGGCTTGGGCGGCAGGTCACCTCGGAGACTAATCGCCAGAGGCACGAAAGGCAACTTCCTCAAGTCATCGGTGCCACGGTCATTGGCTCAGATCACCACGAGGCGGGAATTGCACGCACTTATTCCCCTGCATTCGCGCTCCATTGCAACTTAGTCGCGGCTTTGGATGACCCGGTCCCACAAACCGCCGATAGGTTGGATCAGTCCAACCTATCCACCGACGAAACAGTTCGCCGCGGTCAGCACGGTTGGGCGCGTGTGCGCGGCAATCACACGTGGGAGGATTGGCTACACGTCGGCGCGGCGCTCGTCATTGGTCGCACCGAAGCGATGCGTGAAGCCCATGTTAACAAGCCGATCGGCCATAACTACAACAGCGCCTTCGGCACATGGCTCCATCGGTACGGTTTCGAAACCATCGACAAAGGTGATCGCGCACGATTGCTCGAAGTCATGGACAAGCTTGTCGAGATTGAGGCTTGGCGCGCAACACTTACAGAAAGCCAGCGCCTGCTCCTCAATCATCCGACGACTGTCGTGCGCAGGTGGAGAGCTGCAACAGTCGTTCCTGACCGGAACGCTCCACCTACAGCTCCGCCGGCAACGAAGACCGGCATCGCTCATACGACCGCGGCGGACATTAGAGCGGCCTGGGATAGAGCGCCGCAGAACGAGCGCACCGAGGCGATCAAAAGCATCGGCCTAGACGCAATCTGGTCAGCGCTACCCCCGGACTGGATGTCGGAGATTGCAAGGCGACTCGCCGATCGCGCTCAAGACTGCGCGCCGACAGTAACGACGCCGGCATGTGCGATCCGGGACGATCTTTCGATCCCTGAATTTCTGCTCCGCGAGCGGCCCAACGCTGCAGACATCGCGCCTAGGTCGGCCCCGTTGCTCATTCCTCCTGCGCCGATATCGCCAGACCCAGCGGTACCTGCACCGAATGCAGTTGTCGAAACGATCATTGTCAATGAGCCAGCCTTCGATACCGAGGATAAGGCAGACGCAAAGGTTGAGCCAGAACCGAATAGGCGAGCGAACCCAAGGATCGTCGATAGCGATACGAATATGGCCGATGCGAGTCGCGCACGTGCGGCGTGCGGTGGCGCTCGAGATCGCAGAGACCCAATAAACAAGCCGATCGACCTTATTGCCTTTTGCGACAGTGGTGTGCCGCCCCTAGAGCCCTTTTCGCGAGGCGGCTTCACGTATGGCTACAACGGTTGGCTAATCATTCGCGTCAACCGCCGTCGTAATGTCCCCGAAGTGCACAATGACAGCCGCCTGACCAGGATCGATCTCGACGGGCTATTTGAAGGAATTGCTCAAGCTTCGTTTCACCCGCTGCCTAATTTTGAGCCACCACGGTTTCAGTGCCCCACATGCGTTGGCTCCGGCTCTGACCCCGATTACCCGTATCGCCAATACAGCTGTGTGGCATGCGACGGCACCGGTTCGGATCCGGTTTCCGTTTCGCTCGACGGCGGCTTGCCGTTTCATCTGGACAGCTTGTTGCTCATAGACGGGCTGCCCGCCGTCGAAATCGCCGTCATTCCTGAAGAAAAACTGCTCTTCTTTCGCTTTCGCGGCGGCAACGGCGCGCTGATGTCACTAGTCAAGCGCTTGAGCAGGCACATCAATTTGAACAACAAGAAGAAGGCGCGGCGGAGCGCAATCAACGGGCCGGTGGCGCCGCTCTTCGAGAATTAGTGGCTGCATGGTTTCGCACTCGAAGATCGCATTCACCAGATTTGGAGCGCTACTGCACACCAACACGAACCTCTAAAAACAGATGATCACCTTAGCAAACATTCATAAAACTATAGGAATGCTGCCACCGCGGGTACTCATCCACGGCCAGGAAGGCGTGGGTAAAACCACGTTGGCGGCCAAATTTCCCAAGCCGGTTTTTCTGCAAACTGAAGACGGCACACCAGCGGGATTGACCGTGCCGACTTTCGGCTTGCTGTCGAGCTATGCCGATAATCGCGAGGCACTGGCTGCGCTCGGCAGTGAGACGCACGAGTTCCGCACGGCGATTGTCGACAGCGTCGATAAGCTTGAAGGCCTCATTTGGAATGACGTCTGCGAAACCAACCACTGGCCGTCAATCGAGGCGCCGGGCTACGGCCGCGGCTACGTGATCGCCGACAAATGGTGGCGTGATTTTCTGGCCGGCTTGGATTGGCTGCGTCGCGAGCGCGGCATGACGATAGTGCTGCTGGCCCACAGCGCCGTGGAGACGGTCAATGATCCGCGCGCGCCAGCATATACATCCTACCGGCTTCGTCTGCACAAGCGGGCGCGCGGCCTCGTCCAGGACGAGATGGACGTGATCGCCTTCCTCGCCTGCGACGTCGCGGTGGTGAGCGAAGACGCGGGCTTTAACAAAAAACGTAATCGCGCCGAAGGTGGCGCGGCACGCTGGCTGCACTTCGAGGGCCGTCCGGCCTTCGTTGCCAAGAGCCGTTTCGAGCTTCCGCCGAAGCTACCTTGTCCAAAGGATTTCGACGTCAGCACTTCTTTGGCGTCGATTTTCCCGAAGGTCGCACCGGGAGCAAAAGTGCGATCAACATCCAAAAATACAGGTGCAATATGACTGAGAACTTTTACTTCGACCTAGAAACGCAGGAAGGCTCAAGCTTTGAGCTGATCCCGCCGGGCGCCTACGCGGCGGAGATCATCGAAGCGGAAATTGGCCAGCCGAGGAGTGGCGACGGCCACATGCTCAGCCTGACATGGCGTATCGTCGACGGCGAGTATGAGGGGCGGCAGGTCTGGCAAACGCTGTGTTACCAGCACTCGAATGCGCAGACTCAAGACATTGCCCGTCGGATGATGAAGGATATCTGCATCGCGCTCGCCATCAACGAGCAGGTGACCGATCCGGAAGTTTTCAAATTCAAGTCGGCGCAGGTGCGGATCGGCATTCGGCCGGACAAGTTTGGCCAGTTCGACGCCAGAAACTTCATCAAGCGTGTGCAGACGTCAGCAGACGCAGAGCCACCACCACCGACGGCGCCAAAGCCTCCCAAGACGGTGGCGTCGTCTCAGTCGAAACCAGCGGTAAAGCCTGCCAACACCGGCCTCGGCCCAGCGCCGTGGAAGAAGTCGGCGGCCTAGCCGTGGATTTGCGCCCCCTATCAGGTCGAGGCGCTCCAAGCCCTCGAAACCGGCGGTGGCCATCCGCTCGCGGTGTTGGCCACCGCTACCGGCAAGTCGGTGCTCATCGCCAAGTTGATCACCGACATTGCCGCTCGGTTCGCGGATTTCCGCGTGCTGGTCCTGGTCCACGTCCGCGAATTAGTCGAGCAAAATCTTGCACACTTGATGCGCGTTTGGCCGGGTGCACCGGTTGGCATCAATTCTGCCGGGCTAGGTCGACGCAATTGGCATGCGCCGATTGTGCTGGCCAATATCCAAAGCGTCTGGCGCAACCCACCGCGCCTCGGCCACCGCCATCTCGTGATTGTCGACGAAGCCCAACTCGTGCCGCATGCCGGCGACGGCATGTATCGCAGTCTGATCGAGGGCCTACGCTCGCTCGAACCAGCAATGCGGGTCTGTGGCTTCACCGCCACACCGTTTCGGCTCGACAGCGGCCGGCTCGATCACGGCGACGGCAAGGTCTTCGACGAGGTCGTCTTTGAATATGGCATTGCCGAAGGCATTCGCGACGGCTGGCTTGCGCCATTGACCTCGAAGGCAACCGCGGCGTGCATCGACGTATCGGATGTTGCGATACGCGGTGGCGAATTCGTCGCCGATGGACTGGAAGAAGCGGCGGACAATACCGCCGTCGTCAACGCCGCCGTTGACGAGATCATTGCACACGGCCGGTGGCGCAGATCGTGGCTAATGTTCTGCTGCGGTGTGCGGCACGCGCACCATGTCTGCGAGGCGCTGCGCGAGCGCGGCGTTGCCGCCGCGCCTGTGACGGCGGAGACGCCTAGCGACCAGCGTAACATCATTGTTGGCGCGTTCCGCCACGGCGACATTCGCGCTCTCACTAATGAGCGATGGCGACCGCTGAGTGGGCCGATCGGGAGATGAAGATCATCCAATAACCGGCGGTCTCCATTCTCGGCCTGTCGACATTGGACGAGTTTCACGGCGCACTGCAGGGCGAGAGCGTCGCCAATGGCTTCCTCAATCGCTTCCTGGTGCTGAATTCCAATCTGCGCGCGAGCGACGTTGAGCCGCAGCTCGAACCTGGTGCAGTACCAGACGAGCTAAGTGCCGCGTTGCGTTCGCTCTATCTGTGGTCTGGACCACACACTCTGCTGCAGATCGACAATCCCGAGATTGCCTTCACGCCGGAAGTCCTGCCATGGGCAAGTGAGCAAGCCGCCGCCTGCTATCGCGATTTCGAGCGCATGCGCGACGTTCACATGGACGACGAAGCCGATCTCCAGCCTTACCTAGCCCGTGCTGGCGAGATGGCCATTCGGCTAGCGACCATCCGCGCCGCGGGTCGCTCGGGGCCAGGCGCCACCATTGACCGAAGCGACATGGAATGGGGCGCCGGCATCGCCTGGACCGCTGGACAAGCTCTAGCTGCAGCTGCGGTGGAATTCCTGCCGCAAACCAAGCGGGGCGTGTATGGCGACAAAATTCTCGGACTGATCCGTCGTCGTGGGACGATGAAAGTCCGCGACATTCAAATGTTCATCCGCGGTTCGCTACGCTCCGCCGAGATCAAGGATTTATTGGCGCAACTGGTCGAGGCTGGGGCGATCGAATGGACATCGGACGGGTATTGCGCAGTGAAAAATCGCTAGAGTGTTAGCAACGTTAGGACCATGTTTGTGTTCCATTTTCAAACAAAATTATGTAACAAACTCATATATCTAATATATGTGTTTGTATTGTTTGTAGTGTGCGCTTCTTCGATTCTAATCAAGGTTCCCTTCCACGAGACAGAATACATAGGACAAACATACAAACACGCCCCCTCTGCCGTCGTATTCGCTTTGTTTATCAAAGCGTTCAGTCTCCAAACCCTGTTTGACAAACATTTTCGCTGTTTGTGCAAACCGTGGGGCCGACCTCCGAGAGGGTCCGGGTCGGTACGTTTAACGATGGCCACGCAAGCCGCCCCTCCATGCCGTCCCGTGAGGATGGCTACGACGAGGGCAATGCCAACAGCACGAAAGGGAACCAGCAAGTATGTGGGTGTATCAGCGTAACGTCGCCCAGAGCGGAGATGCGCTCGCGCTGCTGAGATCGCTGTCAGACTGCTGTACGCCGCTTGTGTTTTTTGACCCACAGTATCGCGGCGTGCTGGACAAGTTGAAATACGGCAACGAGGGGGCGCGGCAGAGGGGCCGCTTCAATCTACCCCCGATGACCAGTGACTATATTGACGCGTGCTGCCGCGAGGCTGCCCGCGTACTGATGCCGAGCGGCTATTTACTCCGCTGGACTGATACTTTTCACCTTTGTGAAGGAGATCACCTGCGCGTCGAATTGAAATGCGTAGACCTAATCGCATGGGACAATCTCCGCCCCGGCAATGGCTATCGTTCACGTCGACGGGGGGATTACCTTTTGGTGCTGCAGAAGCCGCCGTTGATGGCAAAGAGCACGTGGCGAGACCACGGCATTCCAAGTCGCTGGCCGGAGAAGGTCGACCGCACGATCCACCCGCAGGTCAAGCCGATCGAGCTTATCACGCGGTTGATCGGCGCCGTCACGAACCCAGGAGAGCTTGTTGTTGACCCGGCCGCCGGCAGTTTCGCCGTCATGCGCGCCGCTAATCAGCTCGGCCGCGAATTCGTCGGCTGCGACATTGCTTACCAGCATGCCAGCGTCGCCCCATGCGGCAGCTTACGCATGTCTGAGGCCGGTGCATCAATCCTAACCCCCCGGTCATCATCGCCGACGGCTAGCGCAACGGGGCCGCTTGGGACGCTGCTTGACCTTCTGGCTTCGGGGATCGAGCCATGACGCGTCCACGGCTCTTGCCATTGCTGGACCGCGATCTTCGCATTGAGGTGAAGGCCCGGGCCGACGGATTTCGCGAGCTCTACAGTTGGCTCAACAATCGCGACGTGCTGATCGTCAAGGCCGACCGCCTGGAGCCGCTTGTCGTCCTCCGGCTGTCGCTGGCTGCCGAGATAGCGAAGTTGGTCGCATGATCATGCCCCGCCGTCCGGCCCAGATAACCCAGGCCGATGTAGCCCGCATTATCCGGGCGGCAAAGCAGGCTGGTGCATCCGAGGTCGTGGTGCCGGTGGGCGAGAGCAACGTAGTGGTGAGGCTTGGGCCATCCACAGGCGCGGCGAAACCCCTTGAACCTGACGGGGAGATCCTGTGATGGATACGATGCCCCGCCCCCGGCCGCCCTATCTGTCCCGGGAAGTGACACGCCACGGCAAGCCCGTGTGGTATGTGCGCGTCGACGGCAAGCGCACGCGGCTGCGGGCCGAATATGGGACGGCTGAGTTCGAGGCCCAATACCGGGCGGCGCTCGCGGATAGGCAGAAGCGGGAGGAAGGCAAGGCGGGCACCGGTTCCCTTGCGTGGCTGATCGAGCGATACCGCGAAACGATGGCCTGGACCAGCTTGTCCGAGGCCACGAGGCGTCAGCGCGAGAACATCTTCCGCCAAGTGGTGCACTTGGCGGGTGCCCAGCCATTCGGTCGGATCACAAGAGCTGCGATTGTCGCCGCCCGGGACCGGCGCGCCCACACGCCAGCGCAGGCACGCCATTTCCTCGACGCCATGCGGGGGCTCTGCGGCTGGGCGCTTGAGGCTGGAATGGTGAAGGTCGATCCAACCGCAGGTGTCAAGAGTCCGCAGCGCAAGAAGGGTGACGGCTTCCGCCCTTGGACTGAGGACGACGTAGCCGCATACGAGGAGCGCTGGCCGATCGGCACGCGGCAGCGGGTATGGCTCGACGTACTGCTCTACACCGGTCTACGCCGTGGCGATGCGGTGCGGCTCGGACGTCCGCATGTGCGCGACGGCGTCGCGACGATAAAGACCGAGAAAACCGACACCTTAGTTGTGTTGCCTATTCTGCCGGTGCTTGCGGAGACGCTAACGGCAGGGCCCTGCGGCGACCTCACCTTCATCGCTGGGGCAGGCGGCAATCCGCTGACCAAGGAATCCTTTGGTAACGAATTTCGGGACGCATGCAGGGCAGCAGGCGTGCCCGGCTCCGCGCATGGCGTGCGCAAGATCGCGGCGACGCGCGCGGCCAATGCCGGTGCGACGGTGGCCGAGCTTGAAGCGATTTTCGGCTGGCAGGGGGGCCGCATGGCCTCGCTCTACACGCGAGCGGCCGACCGGATGCGGCTAGCGGCCAAAGCGATGTCCAAGCTCAGGAACGAAAAGCCAACTTCTATTGTCGCACCTTTGCATCCGAGTGTCGCACCTCGGGGAAAAGAAAAATGAAATCAAGGGGAAAAATTGTGGTGGTGGGGGAGGTAGGACTCGAACCTACGAAGGCGTCAGCCAGCGGATTTACAGTCCGCCCCCTTTGCCGCTCGGGACACTCCCCCGCAACCCGATT